TATACGACCGCAAACACGGGAAAGCTCTCTGATACTTCAGGGAGCTGGAGCTGGTTTCTTCGTAAGGGTTCGGCGCGTAAAGGCAAACTCTCGCCGGTTGATGAGAGTGAGTCGCCATTACTCGGCCCTGGTGAGTATTTGATGCTGATGCCGACCTCTGTGCCGTATGCAACGGTCGTCGAGAAGGTTCTCTGGAAGTCGTCCAAGGTGACGATGAAGATCAGCACCAAGAAAGGGAAGGTCACAGCCCGGATGGGGTATATGGAAGTCGCGGCCAGAAAGATTGCCAGGCTCGGTCTATATAAAGATTTCAACGTCAAGAACGGCGTATCTAAAAGATACAAAGTTGGCACAAATGTATCGCCGGGGATCGTTTATTTGATCGTCTGGCCTAAAAGGAGACGCTGATCATGGCGACCAATATAAACGAAAGAGTCTACAAGATATCGGTCGATGGTGCGTCGGCGATCAAACAGTTAGAAAAGATTGCAGGATCGGCGACAAGCATTGATCAGAGGTTTGCAAAACTAGGCACAGCCCTCAAGGGCGCATTCGCAGTCGGAACTGTCGTTGTTGGCATCAAGTCATTTACGGACGCAATCGGTAAAGCCATCGACGAGATGGACGAGATGAGCAAGGCGGCGCAAAAGATTGGCGTAAGTGTCGAGTCGCTCTCTGGTCTAAAGTTTGCCGCTGAACAATCTGGCGTAGCGTTTGAATCTCTTCAGACTGGCTTGAAAAAACTTAACCAGAATTTATTTGATTTTGACACCGCAACAGATGCAGGAGCGCAATCACTAAAGAAATTCGGTGTCCTAGTTGGCGACGATACAACGACGGCATTAGGCAAAATCGCTGACGGATTTGAAAGTATTCCAGATGGAGTACAAAAGACGGCCACAGCGATGGCCATATTCGGGAAAGCTGGAGCTGACCTAATCCCGCTTTTAAATGGCGGCTCAAAATCGATTGAGGAACTGACAGCCCGAGCCAAAGAACTTGGTATCGTTTTTGATGGCGTGGCGGCAAAGCAAGCTGAACTCTTCAACGATAAGATGTCGGAGCTCAGGACGGCGCTGAATGGAGTATTCATTCAGATCAGCACTGGATTGCTTCCTGTTCTTTCTGCGCTCACCGATGAACTTACCAGTTCCGTAAAAGTCGGCGATACATGGAAAACAGTTGGCGAAGGTATTGGCGAAGCAATGCTCGACATTGCAGAGTCGACGATTGTTGCAATAGATGCCTTGGCTTCATTTGGTCGCGGTATTGCCTTTTTGGCGGGAACAGCCAAAGATTTGGCGAGTATCAGGCTTGATCCAACCGGTGACGGTCCGGCAAATCTTGTTAAACGCTTCCAAGACGCTTTTGCATCTGAGCCGGTCGAGACAGCGGGCAACAAACTGCTAGAAACAATTAAAAGAGTTCGAGAGCGAGTTAAAGAGCCGCTTGATGAACTGAATAAGCCCCTAAGAGGAGGAGCAGGCGGTGGAGCAGGCGGTGGCGGAAAGGGCGAGAAGTCTGATCTTGAGAAGTGGCTTGATGGTCTTAAAAAATCAGCCGACGAATTAGACTCAATTCCAGAAAAGATGAGAATTCTTTCCGAGGCTCTCACCCAATTAAAGGATAGCGGCGAGGAAGGTTCTAGCGCATTCAAGGTGATGTCAGACGCCTATAAGAAATTGAACGAGGAAACGGCTAAAGGTAATGTCGGCGCTGAGATTGAATTACAGGTTCAAAAGATAAAAGAAGAAGCAACGCTGACCGCAGAGAAAATGGAATATCTCGGCACAGCAATTGCTTTCGCATTTGAGCAAGGAGATACAGAAGGCGCACAGATTCTCATTGACATGATGGACAAGCTCAAAGGTAAGACAGACGAGACTGCCGATCAATTTAAAAAGCTCGGAGACGGTATAGAGCAAGCAATTGCCAACAACGCAAACAATGCGGTGAACTCTTTCATCGACAACATTGGACAGGCTGAATTGTCATTTACAGACTTTGCGACTTCAGTCATAAAAGATATTGCAAAAATCGTCGTCCAGCTGCTCATTATGAAACCCATCATCGACAGCATCAAAGGATTCATTGGTGGATTCAGCAGCGGTGGTGAGGTGGGCTGGGAGGGTGGGTTTTCTACCAGGGCGTTTGCGGCCGGTGGCTCTTTTTCTGGTGGCACAGGGCTGGCGCAAGGCGTCTACTCTCAGCCGACTTTATTCAAGTTCGCTAAAGGTGGCACGTTTGGCGGCAACATTGGTGTTTTGGGTGAAGGGTCTGGACCCGAGGCAATCGTCCCACTCAAACGCACAGCATCAGGTGACCTGGGCGTTCAGGCCTCGCCCGTCAACGTCAACGTCTACAACAACGCTGGAGTTGAGGTCAAAACAGAATCATCAACAAGCAGCGACGGCACAAAGCAGATCGACGTATACATCGAGCGCAAGGTCAAGGACGGCATTGCGAACGGCTCATACGACAGGGCCTTCAAGGGCGCTTACGGTTTATCTAGGATGGGGGCTTAATGCTTGCGCGAAAGTTCCTTTTCGATAATCAGTCTTATCCACTGAGCAAGGGTTCGCCTGTCGGACTTGGCAGCCTTTTCAGCCATGTCTTTAAGCCTTTGGCTAATTCTGAAATTGATAGTGGCGTCCATTTCAATGTCGCCTTGCGGTTTACCGGCCATTTAAATACTCCCTTAAATTCTCTAAATAATACAACAAATATAAAATGTGTGTATAATGTAATACAAGATAACACATTTTGTTTGGAGAGAAAAATGGTTGCCGGTATTTACCGAATAACTAACAGTGTGAATGGCAAGGTTTACATCGGGATGAGTACAAACATCGATCAACGCCGATATGATCACTTCAAAGACACTGCTCCCAAATACAAATCAAAGCTACAAGCGGCTTTTAAAAAATACGGAAAAGATTCTTTTATCTTTGAACCTGTATATGTTTGCATTTCACAAGATTATTCGGATCTGCACTTGTTAGAGGCAGAATTTATTAAGTCTTATGACTCAGTAAATTCTGGATACAACATTTTGCCGGCATCACAAGGCCTGGGATCCTATGGCAAAGAGTGGGCAGAGAAATGTAAAGAAAGGGCAAAGGATCCTGAATTACGAAAAAAGTTTGCTAGTCATGGAGAAAAAAATCCAATGTTCGGCCGCTCACGAAAAGGTGAGCGAGTAGGTGGTGCAGTCACTCCAATGTATGGAGAAAAAAACGGTTGCTGGAAAAAAAATCCACTTGAGGGTAAGTCCGCTGAATTCATTGATGAGTTTAAGAAAAAAAGTGCTCGTCCAGGAACACTGAATGGATGTTATGGATCCACATTTGTTTGGATTAACAAAGACGGAATTCATAAAAGGCATGATGAAAACAATCCTATTCCTGATGGTTGGAATTTAGGGTTTTGCAAAACTGCGGAAATGCAAAATGCACGAAAGCGCAAAGTCAAATGTGTCGACACTGAGATTGAATACGAATCCGCCACGGAAGCCGGAAGGCAGACGGGATGTTTACCTTCAAAGATCACTTTATGTTGCCAAGGTAAGCGAATGCAAACAAACAAACTTCGATGGGAGTATGTCTAAATGAGTATTTATGTGGCAGATCGACCGGCGGCACTTGATGGCTGCATGGCCCAATGGACAGAAACGTTTGCGGCCAACACTATCCGCTCCGACATGGAAGCCTCTGGATATATCAAGGTTCGGCGCAGAACAACAGGCAAGATGACGATGATCGATGCGACCGTCACGCTCGATGCCAAGTACTACGACGACCTTGTCAATTGGTATTTTATCGACTCGCAAGCTGGGGTCGTGCCGACACGCATCAAGCGGCCGGAGGATGGCCAAGAGATTGTTGCTCGTTTTGCTGCGCCGCCCTCGATCTCCTTCATCGACAAGAACGCATTCACGGCAACGATGAAGTTTGAACAGCTTCCGACCTGGGCAGACTTGTAATGGCATTGCACCCATCAAACACCCCGGCAATTAACGCCTCGGCGACTAATACAGCATTCTTTTTTCTGCTGACTATTGAGCCGCCGAGTGGAACGCCGCCGATCTATTTAGTCAACAACACACAGCCAGTGACTAGCAATGGCATCACTTATCAGCCTTATCCGTTCAGCACAACGCTACCAATGGACACAGGCGACAAGATACCGAGCATCCAGCTAAGTATTGACAACGTAGATCAATCGCTAACGAATGCGATCAGGGAACTAGAGGAAGCACCAAACATCAGACTTCAACTGGTTACTTCTGATTTCCCTGACCTGGTCGAAAAGGATTTGAATTTCTTGCGCTTGCGAAACGTCAATTATGACGCAATGACGATTACAGGTGTTTTGGAGGTTGCCTCAATTTGGGCGAGGAAGTTTCCGTCCGAGAGAGTTGACCCTGTTGCATTTCCGGCGCTTTTTTACTGATGAGACTGACAGCAAACCTCGCCGATTACATCGGCATCCCATACAAAGACAGGGCGCGGTCTGAGGACTGCGTCGACTGCTGGGGCTTGCTGTGTCTGTTTTACCGGCGCGAGTTCGGCATTGACTTGCCAGAGTACACAACCAGCACACCAGATGGCGCGAAGTATGTGGCAGAGGTCGTGGCTGGTAGTCGGGTGGAGCCTGTGTGGAAGAGAATCGATTCGCCAGAATATGGTGACGTTCTTCTCTTTCGCGTTCAGGGTCTACCTATCCATTGCGGACTCAGCCTGGGTGACGGCGAGTTCTTACATTCATTTCCAAAACGAGATTCCTGCATTGAAAGGCTGGACTCTCTGTCGTGGGCTAAACGATTCGACGGTGCTTATAGATGGAAAATTTAAACTCAGTCAAGGTTAAGCATCGGATATTTGAGGATGCCGTCCACCTGACGATCCCACCAGGTTCAAGCATTCAGCAGATTATCGACCTGGCTGAAATACCCGATCAAGCACTGCCGAACATCGTGGTGCTGAATCATGGCTCGGTGATCAGCGATTGGGAGTACGTCACCAAGGACGCAGACAATCTGGCTATCTGTGTTGTCCCCCAGGGCGGCGGCCGAGGTGGAAAGTCTATCCTCGGCGCAATTGCGATGATTGCGATTGCGGCATTTGCGTGGTGGGCAGCTCCGGCCATTGTAGGATTCGGGGCAGGATCGGCAGGATGGGCAGCCGCGGCCGCAGCGGGTTCGTCTGGCTGGGTCATGGCTGCATCGGCGGCCATCACGATGGTTGGCAGCATGGCGATGAACGCCTTGATTCGGCCGCCATCACTCTCAGTAAAATCGATCTCAGACAATCGCCCCACAGCTGGGCCGGCTGATGCAGCCGAGGCGAATACGTTCGTCTTTGGTGGCCAGTCAAATCAAGGGCGCAAGTATCAGCCATCGGCCAGAGTATACGGTCGGCATCGTATGTTCCCGTCAATCGCTGCGAATCCTCTCATTGAGAATGCTGGCACAGACTCAATCATCACGACAGTCTATGACTTTGGTCTTGGCAATTTGCGGATTGAGGACTTACGCATTGGTGATGCCGACGCAAGCGAGTACGCACCAGAATTAGCGTTCCATTACGGTTCGCTCATGCGATCAACGGTGTACTACCCTAAGAGGGTATCTTACGAGTCCCTCACATACGTCACCAAGCAAGACCAGCCTTTCGTCATTCGCACTAAGCCGAACTCAATTTCCGGCCAAGTCGATCTGTACTTTCCTCGGGGCCTAGTCTTTTACGACGACACAGGCAAGAGGTTGGAAAACAAAGTCCAGCTGGAGGTCTGGTGGCGCAAGGTTGGCAATCCTGACTGGATAAAGGTTCGTGACGATCAATTCAAAGGCGCAACGGTTCGCCAGGACACGGCCATCGCCAGCACCTCAGAGCAATACGAAACAGGAGTGTTGACCGACGCCGAGCGTTACAGTCTATACACTAGACCTGAATCATATTGGCAAGAGACAATCCCTGACGACTACGGGACAGGCAACAACGAAGGCGGCGGCGATAACAATTGGGGCGGTGGCGGATGGGATGGTGGAAACTCTGGCGGCGGTCGTGCAGAGGATGAGTACGTGGAGACCACGGTCGTTTTCGAAGGCGTTTTTGTTTATGGCGGATGGGACGGCGGCGATTCTAGCAACTCCGGCGGTGGTCTAAGTGATGCTGCAAAGCTCGGCGCAAAAATTGCGCTTGATGGCTACTCCAAAGGTTCTCTAAAAGAGACGCAAGGCAATACCTCATATTACTCGGTTATTAAAGCGCAGCACGAACTGTCGCTTGGCACGATGTGGCTCGATTTCGTGGAAGTGCGAGGCGATACCACTTATTACGGCACTCGCATATCACACAACAATCAGCTGATCTACAACGGCGATCAATTGCTGTCTGGTGTTTATAACAACTATCGCAAGGGTACGAGCAAGGGTTCTGTCCAGCCTTCACAGGAGCGCAGGGAAGAGTATTACTCTTTGATTGTCCCAACTTATACATCTTTTGCAACTTCCACAATTGTTGGATCAACGGCTCGCCCATTCACTCTGGTCGCAGCTGTGGACTTCTACGAATCTGCAACGCATGAGTTTCAGATCGTAAGGCGAACACCAGTCAGCGAGGACAATCGCAGTGCAAATGACATCACGATTACGCTGATTAAGTCTTTCCAGTCTGGCGCAGTCTTTAACCTTTCTCGCGTTCATACGATGCTGGAAATGCGTCTGCTGGCTAACGACAAGATCAGCGGCGTGGTCAATAACATATCGGCTATTTGCACAAGCGTTCTGCGGGTCTGGGACGGTGCTGCTTGGGTCTATCAGCCAAGCAGAAATCCGGCATGGATTGTCTACGACGTTTTAACAGGTGAGGCAAACCCAGCGCCTTTGCGAGACGACCAGATTGATCTGGCAAGTTTCTATCGTTTGGCGCAACTGTGCGACGAGCAAATTTCAACACCTCTCATCGATGGCACCACATCAGTCGGACCTCGCTATGTTTGCGACTTAGTGGTTGACTATGAGACAACGGTCTATCAGCTGATCGAGTCAATTCTCTCGGTATGCCGCTCGACCTTAATCATGTCCCAGTCGGGCAAATACGGAGTATTGATTGACCAGGCTCAAAGCGTACCTCGCCAGCTTCTGACGCCTGTCAACTCTTGGAATTTCTCAGGCAATCGCACTTACTCAGACCGTCCAAACGCTCTGCGCGTGAAGTATGTTGAGCCAGAACTCAACTGGCAGATGAACGAGATCCTCGTCTATGACGACGGGTTTAATGTAAACAACGCTCGCACTTTTGAGGACTTGGCGACCTTCGGTATTACAGACGGCGCAAGAGCCTGGAGGTTCGGCCGGTATATGTTGGCGCAGGGCTTGCAAAGGTCAGAGACGTTCAGCATCAGCGTGGACGTTGAGAACCTCGCTGTGCAGCGTGGAGACCTGGTGCGTGTCGCACACGATGTCCCCAAGATCGGCGGCCTAGGCGCAAGAGTGGTGGACGTATACGGCAACCAGGTCAAGGTGAGCGAAGAGGTTACGGTCACGCTGACTGATTACACAATCCGATTGCGAGATGGCTCAATCAGAACCGGAAAGATTCTCGACACATCAGATGACGGGCTGCTTACGCTCGACAACACTTCTGGCATCGAGTCTGACGATCTGATTGTGATTGGCAATACTGAGCGCGTCACACAAGATTATCTGGTCCAAGAGATTCGGCCAGGAGCAGACCTCTCGGCTGACTTGACGCTCGTCCGGTATGTTGAGGGGGTTTACACAGCAGACGAGGGCGATATCCCTCCTTGGGATTCTGGCCTGACGGACACAATTGTCAACGTCACAGACCTAAAAGTTGTCAACCTTACCGGATCCGCAAAACTCGTCTACGACCTTCGCATTCCGTACAGCCGTGTCGAGTTAAATTTTGGCATTGAAGGCACTGCCTATTATCAATGCAGAGTCTACCTAGTCAGAGCAGGATTTGACAATGAGTTGATCGGCGACACTAAAGACTTCACTTATCTGGAGTTAATCAACACCATCGTAGAGTATGCAAAGCTCGGCTATCGTCGGTATTACGTCGTCCCATTCAACACAGTGGGTCTTATGGGAACGGGTGCGTATGTAGACGTCCTGGTCGAGCCTGATCGTGAGCGGCCACCTACACCCTACGGCTTTGCTGTAAACGTGCAGAGCGAGCTTGTGGAGTTGTTCTGGCAACTTTCAGAAGCGCCAGATATCGCACACTACATCATTCGCTATACGCCGGATATTATCAGCCCACGCTGGAACGCTTCGCAATTCTTGAGCCAAGTCAGCTGGCAGACAAATCACACTTCTGCTGGTGCTAGGACTGGCACTTACATGATCAAGGCCGTTGACACTTCGGGCAACGAGTCAATCGAGGCGATGAAGCGCACCACAGTCGCACAGCTGCCGAACATCAACTATATCGAACGTGTCGAAGATCACCTCAGAGATTGGGACGGATTGAATTATCTGACCGAGTCCAGAGGTTCCGTGATGTACGCATCAGGCGCAGACAACGATGTGCAGCCAGTCTCCTATTACGTCTGTAAGGAAATCGTAGACCTCGGAGAACCTTACGAGGTTCGTATCAGCTCCAAGATTCGTGCGTTTGGTCAACACTCAGACGACCTCATCTACAAGTGGAAAACGCTTGCAGACGTTCCCGCAATGGCAAGGGCAACATCGTCCGAGTGGGACGCATGGGTGGAGGTCAGGGTTTCAGACTCGCAGACCTTTATCGCCAGCTGGAACACGATGGCAGAGATTGATCCCATCGCTACTGGAAACGAAGCAGACTGGTCTGTTTGGCGTCCTGTTGAGGTCGGCGACTTCACTGGTCAATACCTCCAGTTCCGCATCCAGCTTCGCAGCTACAACAATTTAGTGAGGCCGGTCGTCACAGACGGCACGATCGAAATCGATATGCCAGACCGTATTGATTACGGTCCTGACGTCGAGGTCGCAGAGGGCGGGCTGACAGTATTTTTTGCTCCCGCATTTAGGGTGCCACCATCCGTCGCAATCAGCATCGACGGAAATGATCAGCCCGTGAGTGCAGTGGTGACGAACAAGGATAGAGACAGTTTTGATGTAAAGCTAGTAAACGTAGTAACGAATTCCCCAGTGGCTGGTCGCATCGACTGGCAAGCAAAGGGCTATGGACGGCGAGCCGTCACTTCTATTTAAAGGAATTTAAAAATGGCACAGCAACCGATTACAGACTATCCAATTGATCCGGTCGTCACGTCCGGCACTCAATTGGCGGATGTTCTCAACAGGACGAATCAAGTCCTTAACAGCGGCAACTCAGGCACCAGTCGTCCACCGATGGTCACGACCGGTGGCTTGTGGGTAAAGACTGGCGGTACAACGCCAGAGCTGTATATGTTCGATGGCACGACCGACATTTTAATTGCAGCGTCATCGCAGCTCGACGGGTTTGTTGCCAAGTCCGGCGACACGATGACTGGTCCGCTGCAAGTAACAAACGGAGGCGTGACCACACAGATTAAATCTGACGCCAACAGGGGATACGTCGGTACTGTCTCAAATCATGGTTTTGCACTCATTACAAATAACATTGAGCGCGCGAATATTGACGCCTCAGGAATGAGTGTGTCCGGATGGGTTGGAGCCTCCGGAGGTTTTGTAAACCAAACAAGAGGAGACGTTACTAACGCAAAAATTTCAATCAGTAACGCCGCAAACGCAAACGACGCAAATGGCGACGTTACAATATCCGGCTACTATCCGATCGTTTTTAGGACGGAGTTATCTGCGGAGCGCGCAAGATTCACGAGGGCGGGAAATTTTTGCCTCGGAACTGATTCCGACCTTAGTTCAAAACTTAATATTTATTCAGGCGTTCAGAGCGGAATTACTCAGCTTTTAAATGATGGAGGAGGCACCTTACAGCGATATTTAGTCGGATCGGTTGGTAATGTAGTCGGGTTCATTACTACTGATGGATTAAGCACTACTTACGCGACAACTTCAGACTATCGACTCAAAGAAAATGTTGCACCTATGACGGGCGCACTCTCATTGGTCGCAGCATTAAAGCCATGCACTTACACATGGAAGAAAAACGGAGCGCCAAGCCAAGGTTTTATTGCTCACGAATTGCAGGAAATCCTTCCGGCAGCGGTGACTGGCGAGAAGGACAAAGTCGAATCTATCGGGAACGTCGTAGATAGCGAGGGCAAAGTCGTACAGGAAGGAGTGATCGAGCCAAACGAATCACTCAGGTCCGAGACTTGGGTCAAAACCGGGGAGCGCCCTGTCTATCAAGGGATCGACACCTCGTTCCTAGTCGCAACACTTGTAGCGGCAATCCAAGAGCTGTCAGCCAAGGTCGCAGCACTAGAGGCTAAGTAGTGGAGGACAAGCAAACCTCACAAGTTAAGGATGGCGTTATGTCCATCCTGACCTACATCGACAGCCCCTTCAAACTGTTCGTTGTCCTCTTGCTTGGTCTGGTCGGCTTTGCTGGCTACTTCATCTACACCCACCAAGGCGTGATGATTGGCGCGTATATGCAGTCACGCGAATTGCCCAAGCTCGATGACTCCCGTTTCGATGATGCCGCAGCGATGCTATTCAAAGAGACGGGGGCAGAGGTCGTGTCGGTATTTACTGTTGACCCGATTCTGAATAAGCGTGTGCTGGTGCGGGCGTACACCAAGACCGGAGGGCGACAGAAGTCGCTTGAGGGCGTGGATGTCAAGCTGTTCACGAACATGGCAAGCAACAACGCCGATGTGGTCAAGCTGATGTCGGGGGAGGTACCTTGCGGCCCTTACACACGGCCACAGTCGGTCGCTGGTCTGTTCTACCTGTCGGCGGGGGTTCAATTCACTTGCAGGGTGAGCAGTCCCAGTGCCAAGGAGCAATTCGTGGGACAGATCACAGCTGGGTGGGTAGGTGAGCCAGATCTTGAACACGCACGCTCAGTGTTGATGATCGTGGCCGATATGTTGATCAAGGGGAAATAATGCTCTACGCAAAAATCGCAGCAATAGTTATCGCCCTGGGCATTGCTTACTGGCAAGGCTATTCGACGATGAAAGACAAGCACTTGCTGTTTGTTGCTGAAGTCCAGCGTGTCGGCGAAGCCCAGGAGGCGGCCAATCAACACGCCGTCGAGGTGGCGGAAATTATTTCGGAGTCAATAAAAAATGAATATGAAATCAAAATTGCTGGCTTGCGTAATCGCTACGCTAATGCTGGCAGGGTGTGCCAGCAGAGTCCCGGTGGCGGTCGTTTGTCCTCCACCAGCCAAACCACCAGCCGAGCTGATGAACTCGCCTCCGACAGCAGACTTGCTGGACTTTGCGCCGAAACAACGCAGCAATTAATTTCCCTTCAACAATGGATTTCTAAACAGCAGGAGCATCAAAAATGATTACACGCGAAAACCTTCTGGCCGTCACAACACCAGAGATGGCTGATAAATGGTTGGATGCATTAAATGCCACAGCCGAGCAATTTGATATCAATACTCCAGACAGAATCGCCGGGTTCTTGAGCCAGCTGGCGCATGAGTCCGCAGGATTTAAGGCAACGTCTGAGAACCTCAACTATTCAGCCGAGGCGCTTTGCCGGGTCTGGCCGAGCCGGTTCAACGCTGAAAATTGCCAAGATTACGCTCGCAATCCTGAAAAAATTGCAAATAAGGCATATAGCTCAAGAATGGGCAACGGCGACGAATCGTCAGGTGATGGCTGGAAATACCGAGGAAAAGGCCTAATTCAGCTCACGGGCAAAGACAACTATCAGCGATTCTCAGATGCGACCGGCGTGGACGCTGTCGAGAATCCCGAGCTTTTGGCCGAGCCAGAAATGGCTGCATTGTCGGCTGGATGGTTCTGGTCAACGAACGGACTGAACGCCCTGGCCGACTCCAAGGATGTGGTCGCGATGACCAAGAGGATCAATGGAGGGACACACGGCCTAGATGATCGCCAGGCGAAATATGCCGCTGTTTTGGCATCAATGGCCTGAAATCCTGGTGCTATTCTGGTGCTATTTCGGTGCTATTTTTGCGCTATTTTGGACAGTATTGGACAGTCAGGGAAAGAAAAACCCCCGGAGAACGTGGTGTTCTAAGGGGGTTTGACTGTCTATCTCTGTCTATACTGGTGGAGCCGGGGGGAATTGAACCCCCGTCTAATTTCAATAGATATGCGGCTCTCCGGGGTGTTTTGCGTTTCTGGTGCTATTCTGGTGCTATTTGGTACCGGACATTTCGACAACGTGATCGAAATTAGCACCAGCCTTCGTGAAGTTCGCAGGGATGAACTTTCCGTATGTGCGAAAGATCATTTGGACGTCAACGTGGCCCATCTGACCGACGAGCCAGAACGGGTTTGCTCCCGCTGTCAGCAGAGTTGAGGCGAATGTGTGGCGCACCTGGTAAGGGTTGCGATATCGAACGCCAGCACGTTTGCAAAGAGGGTCCCAGAGTGTCTTTCGGATCTGCGCGTCGGACAACCAAGGGGCGGCAGTTCGTGGGTTAAACCAGACCCGACCACCTTCCAGAAACGAGACGGACTTTTGTGCCGACAGCGCATCGAGTGCGGCCGCCGACAAATCAATGTCTCGTTTGCCGGATTCTGTTTTTGGCGTCTTGTCGATCTGACGGATCTTGCCGTCCTGCATTCCAGTGACTTGGTTGGCCTCGATCCTGACCTTGCCCTTGATCCAGTCGATTGACGACCATGATAAAGCAATCAACTCGCCTGGGCGCAGACCCGTCTGAAGCCAGAACTGGACCATCGCTCGCTCATCTGACCTGGCCGCTTTGATCAGCGCGACACATTCGTCCTGGTCAAACGGATCGACCTGGTACTCGGATTTTTTGGTGGTCTGGCGCAGCAACTTGCCAAGTGCGATTCGATCGAGTGGATTGAATTCCAGCAGCTCATCATTGACGGCATCGTCCAGGACGGATCGCAGAGGGGTCAACGCATTGCGGACGGTCTTGGCCGTCACACCCAGATCAGCCACCCATTCGCGCAACATTGATGGGGCAAGCTCAGACAGCGGCATCGAGCCGAACTTAGGGATCAGGCGATTTTTAATGGCCTTTGAATATCCCTGGAGCGTGGACGGCGAGAGCGAGCCGTTTGCTGCCTGGCGCTCATAAGTCTGTAATTGTTTGATCAGGAGCGATCCAAGTGTCAGCGGAGCGACAACGGGGGCGGATTCCTGGGCGCGGGGTGAGTTGGGGAAATAACTGGCATAGTTGAAAGTGCCATCAGCCAGCCGGCGTTTGATCTCGGCCCGGAGTCCCGTCGCATACTCTATATAAGATTTTGTCAGTTTGCCTGGTGGTAACAGCTCGCGGCATTGTTTGCCCTCCCAGACGAAAGAAACTTGAATCCTTACGCCCTCAGAAGTGTCGCGTAGGGTCAGGCCGCGTGGGACTGATATCGCTGTGTCTCGACCCATTGTTCTACCTCGTCCAGATTTATCCACAGGCACCCATCAGGGGCCTTTCGGTAATGTTGATCTATTTTCCATAGTTTGCGTCTGTTTTTAGCATAAACGGCGTCCGGCGTGTCGCCGGTCAGTTCGCAATACTTGTTTAATTTGACCCATCGGATCCGGTTTGTTACCTGGTCGCTCATTATGAACACTCCTTAAACAGCTTAAACATCTTGCTCCAAGCGTCGTCCCATTCGTGCGTATCGTCTGCTGCACCCAGTTCTCGGGCGGCGGCCACCAAGCGTCTATTCAGGTCTGATAATCGCTTGATCTCGTCATGTAATGGTTGCGCTTCAACCAAGGTAAACAGGTCCGGCTGTGTTTTCATTTGACCATCCATGCAGCAGCTACATCTGGGCGCGGCTTGAATGTTGCCAGCCATCTTTTATGCTCTGCCATCTTGAGTTTCGCATCGTGGAGGCTGGTGTCACGCTCCACGATGTCCGACTTGCGTTCGCGGGTTTTATTAACACCTCGGCCGAGCTTAATCACACGAACTGGACAACGAGCTGTTTCTGTGTGATTCCAGTCAACAACATGAGCTTTATTCAATTCAAGCAGCCGATCAATGGCGTTTGTTGTTTGCAGAGGAGTCATATTGCAAGCGGCCGCAATTTGCTTGACAGTCCCTTGATTGATTTGCTCAAGCGTCAAAAACACTTTATGGATAATTGAATTTTCTACTTTCGCCACGCCCATTCTGCGCCCCTATCCGCTGATAAACGTCGCCAGGATCTTGTTGATCTTTGGCTGATATTTCTTCGGCATCTTGTCGCGCAGCTCAATCAATTGAGCGGCGGCCGGACCGTAGACCAGTCCGATCAGTCGATTGGCAGCAGCCGATCGGGTTGCCTCCATGACCTCTGGCTCATCAAATTGAGCGACCACAGCGTCCGCAACATCGAGAGGGACCTCGATCTGCGCGACAAACGTGACGACGGTGGCGTCATCATGTTCGCTGGGCTTAAATGATGCTGGCTTTAATTGGCCGAGTATTGAGCTAATTGGGTTTGACACGATTGTTCTCTTTTGATGATTCAAAAAAATGCAGATCTAATCTCAGGGCATCGAGGTCATAATTGAGTCGACTGATCGTGGCGCGAGCGTTGATCAATTGTTTCTCGCACTCGCTGATCTGCCTGATCAATTCTTGCGTTACTTCCTCGCGGATGACGGCGCGTAATTCGTTGAGTCTTGTTTCTGCGGTGACCATGTGTGTTGATACTCCTTTATTAAATTATTCTGTGTTGACGAATGCCGACGATGCCTTTCGGTAATTCTTGAGCCGGCTCGATAAATTCGCTTTTTTGTCCTCCGGTCACTTTGAGGTAATCAATCTCAACCTTTGCGGTGTCAACCAGAACGCCGGCCACCTGTGCGATAGCCTTTGCGCGATCCACTTCAAGAGGATTTTCTCGGTCCCGTAAATCGTCCAGCGTACCCATTAGTGCTGCGCGTAACTCTGACATCGTGCTCATGCTGCCTCTCTCTGAATGCGATTAACGTGCCTGGTGATCGCGCCTTTGAGTCTGACTAAGTGGCCAAACTCTGCGCCGCGAGAATTAGGATTGTGACGCCTTGCGTGTTCTGCTCGGGTGACACATTCAACCTTATCGATCGTGATTTCTTCGAGCTTGTTGGTTCTCATGCCTGGTCGAAACACAACCATCGATCCTTGAGGTACTTTGCCGTTGATCTCTTCCCAAACAAGCCGATGCACTGGATGCCAACGAACGTGATTGGCGCCTTTTTCGTTGCTGACTTTGCGGTCCAGATAGCCTTCGCCATTGATCCGATAGCTGCCGACCGGCTTTGTGTTGTGGGGTGAGGATCCGGCTGCAAAGCGTGTCTCGGCGCTTCGGCCACCAGCTTGGTAACTCTTACCCTTATTCCAAGACTGTTGGCCTGATACAAAGCGCGTCTGCTTACCTCTGTCACCGGTTGTGCGACCTGACTCAGCACTTGCCAAGAACTCGGCCGACTTGGACAGGCCAAGCACCTTGGCTTTTGCATAAACACTAGACAGACTGGTGCCGATCAGTTTGGCAACGTGGGCAGATTTGGTGTGAGGGTAATGTTGCCGAAGTTGGCTTAAGCTCACATCAGTCCAGATGAATCGCTTCATTGACTGACACCTTTTTTCTCGTACTGACGCAGACGGAAATACTCATGCTTGGCCTTGATCTCTGGCAACTCGCTGGCCGGTTTCCAGCCGTATTTCTCTCGCCAGTGGAGTGTGATGTCCTCGCCTGTCACAGACCAGTCAGGCTGATTTTGTTTGTAATCTCGCCCAGGCGCTGTCCAGCGCGGCTGATTATCTTCGTGATTGCTCTGTTGCATAACTTCTCCCTCATTAAGTAAATGAAAGGCGGTGATACGCCTCGCGAGTGGCCTTAATGTCGCGCTTACAGTACGCAGCCACTTCCTCAATCTTTCCGTCACGCAAATAGTCATAGACCTTGCTGCCATCGATGCCGTCTTTGGGGCTGTCGATGCCCAACACTCGGCAGAGTTTGTCTAAGCTGATCCGATTGCCGAATCCTGCGAACATGGTCATCGTGTCAGCAATCGACTCGGACCATGATTTCGCGTTCAGCGGGAGCATCGAGGGTGGTGCAATCGAATTGACGGCGCATCGCTGAAAGATGAACCTCAAATCGAACCCGCTGATGTTGTGGCCAACGAATACGGGACGACGATCCTGAGTCGGATCGAAGTTCGATCGTAAGTATTCAAAAGCATCAGCGAGGATCTGCTTCTCAGTGTTGCGCCAGTCGTCCTGGTAAAAGACGACTGGCTCTGCATCGTCGACAGCAATACCGATCACGGCGATCTGGCCATAAGCACCATCGAGCGCAGTCTTTCGATAACGATTCTCAAAGTCAGCATCGATCTCGAGTTTCTTGGCTGCGATGTACTCTGCAATTTTGACCTCGTCCTTGTAATTGGACGGGGGTTTAATTGCAGCCTTTTCTGCAACCGACTCGGCCGCCAGAAGCTCGATGATCTCGATGTTCTGTGCGGGGCAAGTTTCGATATCTATGAACACAAGCATTTCAATCTTTCCCTTTTTAATTGACTATTTTTTGTTAAACATTGAGGGTGGAAATAAATTCCTGATGTTCCGTTTACATATTTTTTTAGATTATTTAAATCATCATATTGTTTGCAATATTTACAAAACCTCTTATTAGGATCTCCGCAAGCATCCATCGCTCTCATTCGTGCATGGATAAGATTGTGGTAAGCGCGATCCGGGCAAATAACAAGGTTTTCTGGCCTGTTGTCTGATCTGATTTCGTTTACATGGTGAACGACAGCACCAGGCGGAAGTTCTTTTCCCAATGCTTTCTCGGCCACTAAAACGTGTTCAAATTTTTTTACTCCGTTGATCTGATATCCGATGTATCCGAGTGAGTTAAACCCCTCACCATTAGCGCGTTTTTTGGTTATCAGAGGATCACCATATTTCATAAACCTCCGATAGTGAACGTCACACCACTGCCGCTTTTGTTTTGGTTTATTGCAAGATTCAACAGAGCAAATCATGGCCAGTCACCTCAAAAAGGCCGATCGTCGGCCATATCGACCAATGAGTTGCCAGCATGAACAACGGGGGCAGCAGGAGCGGGAGCAGTCTTGAGTCCACGCCATTTCGCATATTCCGGCGACTGGCTGATCGTGTTTTGTACCCACTGGGGCAGCGCTTCAAATGCCTCATCTGTCGGGCTGTCGAGATCGAACACTTGAAGCTCATGGACGCCGGCCGGCTTTGAATTTTTCAACGCACCAGGAATAGGGGAGAGTCCTGCAATGTTTGTGTAAACTTTGTTTTCTTTGCCCTCGCTCTGGGTGCAATTCACCATCGCGTAAGCACCAAGCAATTTGGCTACATCAAAACCTTCGGCCTCTACTTCTGCGAAGGGTTTGCCGCGCCATTGCTCAAGGATCTTTCTGAGGCCGGCTTTTTTATGCAGACTGACATTGATTGTCAGGCCAATTGTCATCGGCATCTGCTTTCCGTCTATGTCCACGACGAGGGGAGAGCCTTCCTCGTCCTCACCAAATAACTCAAATCCGATGCGGATTTTGTGGACTTGCTTTTCCCCGAATTGGCCGGTGGACAATTGCGTTCCGAAGTCTAGAAGCTGAAAACATCTGCCGATGTAAACGCCATTAGGAACTTTTTTAAAATCACCGGATCCGCCGGTGTCTTTTGCGAGAAAACCCATTTACAACTCCTATAAATTTTCGACTTTTGGGTGTCGATTTACCCTTCATAAAAAGCTATTCAATTGGTTCAAGATCAGTTCTTTAAATCGCTCGTCTTTCGCTAAATACCGAATCATTTCGAGCTGTAATTCAGGGGGCGTGTCAGCAAACAAATCGCTGTCTCTGAAAAGCACTTCCGCCCAGTCCTGCGGCAATAAGCCGTCGTATTCATATCCGCTGATAATTGCGTGGAGGATGTCTTGTTCCTCTCTGTAAGGGCGGATCCGCATTTAGGGGACCAGGCTGGCCAATAGAGCAAAGCCTAAGTAAAGGGCGGCCACAAAAGCGGCGGCGCCGAAATATGCACTCATTGGAATCTTGTCGTCTTGCATTGATATCTCCCGTTTTGCTCACGATAAGTGATAGGAAATATATGCGAAGTGTGAGCTATGTGCAAGCGAAATACTCACGAATTGCGAAATATTTTATTTTTATTTGTTGTTTTTTGAGTCTAGTTGGGGAAATTACTTACTTAAACTCACATTTTGAGCGCAAAAAAAACAGCCCGGAGGCTGTCTTTTGCTGTGGTGCGATCGGCTAAATCAGAACTTTTGGCTCTGAATGCTCTCGATGACAACACCAATGACCGACTCGCTCACGCTCTCAATACTGGTCATGCGATAAGACCCATTGAGCGGCTTTAAGTACCAGCGGCCGGCATCATTGACCAGGCGCTTGAACGTCGCCTTTTTTGTTTCTGGATCCAGGGCAACAACGAAATCTCCCTCTACGGGTGTTCGTTCTGGGTCCACGATAATAGTGCAGCCTTCATCGAAAGATGTGCCTGTTGGTGCGCTCATTGAGTCACCGGTGACAGTCAGCGCAAATGCTGACAGACTTGGATTGCTTGAATAGGTAACCACTTGCTTCTCCTTGTCCGCGTCTATGTCCCGACCATTGGAAGATACCCAGTCGGCGGCGCGGTCAAAAGAGATTAGTGGTACTCGGCGCATTGTTGCAATGCTTAAAAGATTATTAACAGAGTCTTGACCGACAAGCGTTTCGATCGTGCAGTCGAATTCCTTGGCGATTAGCTTCAACACTTCCAGGCTCGGCGCTCGATGACCCTTTTCGTAGTTGGTCATGCGCGAGTTTTGCCAGCCGAGCCTACGCGCCAGCTCGATCTGGCTCAGGCCTCGCTGTTTTCGGATCATCTTTATCCGCTCGCCGATTGTATTCATAACTAATGCCTCATACGCTATATGGCTTATTTCACCCTTATATTTTACCCTCACCAATTGTGAATATCTAGTTAACTTTAGGTTTAGTTGATTGTTGTCAATTCGATAGAATATATGTACTATGCTCACGCTACGTCATAAATAAGGAGCGAAGCGTGATAGGACAAGAGGCGTTTAGAGAGGCCTGGCAAATTGCTGGGTCTAAAACAGCATTAGCAGGAATGATCGGGGTCGCATCAAGCGCACTCTCTATGTGGGAAACCAGAGGCCAAGTCCCACTCAAGCAAGCAATTCTCATCGAGCAAGCCGTCGGCGTTCAGCGCCACAGACTTAGACCAGACATCTGGCCACTTCCGTTCGTTCGTATCAGAGCATCAGAACAAAAAAATGACCCAGCGCAGCTGTAACTGCCTGGATCGTGGTCATTACTCAATCTATCTCTAGGAAATAAACAATGACAAGTGCAATTTTAATCGATCTCGAATTCAAAAACCTAATTCCAGCACTTCAAGATGACGAGCGCACCCAGCTTGAAACAAATCTGGTCGGCGACGGGTGCCGCGATCCATTAACGCTATGGAATGGCATTCTTATCGATGGCCACAATCGATATGAGATCTGTACTAGAAACGGTATTAATTTCGATACAGTTCAAATGCATTTTGAGACCCGCGAAGATGTGATTGAGTGGATCATCCGCAATCAGTTTGGTCGGCGCAACCTATCGAATTACGACCGCACAAAATTAGCTTTGCGCCTAGAGGAAAGTATCCAGAAAAGAGCTAAGGCGAATAAGGTTTTGAGTGGAGAACAATTCGGTAAGGGTTATCAGATATCTGATAAACCTATTGAGCCAGTTCATGTAAATAAAGAAGTAGCAAAAGTCGCTCAGGTATCGCACGACACTGTCGCAAAAGTAAAAAAGATTGAGGCTATTGCGCCTCCAGAAATTCGCCAGGCACTTTCTGCCGGCACGATGTCAATCAACCAAGCGCATAAAGAAGTTCTTCGTGTTGAACAAAAGCAGATTCGTTCTGAGCAGGAATGGACTCAAGGCGAAACGGTTAGAAAAAATCGTGTGCTTGCTGGGGTAACGGTTGTTGCATCAAAGCGTCGCAACAGCGAAGGCAAGGAAGTCGACGCAGCACTAATTTCGTGGGCCGAGAAAAACGGGAAACTTGTACTGGTCGACAGAAATACAGATTGGGGCAATCCATTTGAGATGCCAGCAGACGGTGATCGTGACACTGTGTGCGATAACTTTGAAGAGCATTATCTTCCACACAAGCCAAGCCTTTTATCAAACTTGCCTAAGCTGCGCGGCAAGGTTCTGCTGTGCTGGTGTCATCCAGATCGATGCCATGCTCAAACGCTAGCCAACCTCGTTAATGAAGAGGTTTGATCATGGTCATTGATGATTTTGTAATGCTTGGCCGCACAGTCCCAGAACAATCGAAAAAACATGGAATGGTTGCGTGTAGTGCTGGTTACTCGGAGGAAATGAAACGATTTATGCGTGTCTATCCTCTCGCGCCTACCGAACGTATTCCTAAGTGGACTCAATGCCGTTTATCGCTTCGCAGAAACCCCTTAGACAGCAGAGACGAATCTTGGCGGCTGGATGATGACAAGAGCGATGTCGTTTCGATTATTGGTAAGAAAAGCAAGGACGAGCAATTTGATTTTCTTAAATCAATGGCCAGCGATTCGATTGCCAAGCTCAACGCAGATAAAAAAAGTCTTGGAATTATTGTCCCTTCGATAACAGGCTGGCATTTCTCTGGGCTATCCGATAACGAAGAGCGCCAGTTCCCATTGTTTGAAGGTCAAGAGGATATGAAAAAAATGGTTCCTCGCATTCGCTTTGATGACAACTCGGGACATCACAACTTACAGCTTAGAGATTGGGGCTGCTTTGAGCTTTTGCGTAAGGGCGCAGACCCAGAGAAATTATGGAGCGCATTGAAATTAAACGATCCAACCTATGAGCATATTTTCTTTGTTGGGAATCACAACGCACATAGGAGCAGCTGGTTGATCATCAGCGTAATTTCAAAACGTAAATCCATGAACCTCGATTTGTTTGGAGAATAAATAATGCTGAACAATAACGCGCCCATCAAGGCGATCACCAAGAAAGACAGAAAGGCCATTGTCGGCCAACTCATTCGCCGATACCCAACTGGCGTCCTATTTGAAAAGCACGACGTCGAGACCCTGAACACGTTACTCGATCGCAGCTTTGATTTCTACGAGAGAAGAGTAAATAAAGATTTTCCGAATGATGACGCGCACCTCTGGGCGTGTAAGGACAGCATCTGGGACTCGATCAGCTGGAACAAAGCCATATCTCCTCGATCAAGCCTTCAGGTCATTAAAAAAGCGATGAGAATGTCGGTCTACACAGACACGAAAGACATCAGAGAAATTTTGCTCGAGGTCGCTCCGGTCTGTGCGAATGATTCAGATCAGTGCAATTACGATTTCCCGCTTGAGCTGGACCATAAGGACACATCGTTTGATCACATCGCCAGCAGATGGTTGCGCGTAAACGGTGAGCCAGAAATAGTTCAGCGTGAAGAGAATAAAGGTGCTGGATGGTTCTTTAAGGATCAGGCCGTCGAGGCCGACTGGATCGCATATCACGCCTATCAGGCGAATTATCAGCTGTTGTGTAAATCCTGCAACGCCTCGAAAGGATCAAAATGCTAAGACCAGATCTCGCAGAAGCACGAAGGCTGCTAGATGCTGGGGTGTGGTTAGTTAAGCTCAAACCAAACTCAAAAGCTCCTGAGGGCTTAGAGTGGAACAAGCGACGCGCCACCAGCATTGATCCGACGGCCACAGGATATGGCTTTCCTCTTGCGCCTAACCAGGCATGCAGCATCGACCCAGACAACCGGGATCTGGCTGTCGTCGGCATGAGAGCGCTCGGGTTTGACCTTGAGCAAATCATGGACCTCGGCGTAAGAACAAGCTCCAGCAGATCGGGGTCAGGTGGCCGATCAGTATTCTCTGAGGAGCCAGATATTTCCTGGCTCAAATTCTCGAGCAAAAACACAGGCACAGTGATCGAATTCCGGGCCGCGAGTGATAACTTGCAAGACGTTGTCCCAGGGCTTGTCTATACGACCCGAGACGGCGAGATTTGCACTCAGAAATACGCATCAACCAAAAGGCTCGACGACAAGCCTGGGCTGCCCGATGATCTCTTGACTTGGTGGCAAAAATGCTCGACCGACATTGAGTTCTATCGCAAGCAACAAGAGATATTTTTCTTTGCTATCGCCGAACATCTTAACAAGCCTGTCGCACCAGCTCTGGCCATCAGCACCGGGCGCAACGGGACCGTCTTGGCGTTTCCTGCGGCTGGCTATCGCGGCGCATTTAATCGCACCCATTCAGTCGCATCGATCCTGGAGGTTCATGGCTACGGGTACGACAAGAAAACCGAGAGGTATTTCCCGAGTACGGCGACGGGTGAGCCTGGTGTTCGACCAATCCCCGGCAGGACCGATCTCTGGCGGTCTGACCACGCCTCGGATCCGCTGCATGGCACGTTTGATGCCTGGGTGGCTCACGTTGTCCTGAATCACTCTGGCCGAGTTGAGGATGCAATCAAAGAAATGGATGAGCTTGCAGCAGACGAGCGGCCAGAGCCTCCAGATGATGTTTATTTCAATGACAACACACCAATAAGCGGGTCTCAGATTGTTGGCGGTGCGTCAAACAATGTCGCAGGATCTGGCGCGTTCGATGTCTCGAATCTGAGCGTCGACAAAAACGGCAAGATCACCAACAGCTGGACGAACTTGCATATCGGCTTGTCCAACTATGACGTCGGCCATGATCGGTTTCTGGACGTTCCTATGATCCAGGAGGCCGGCCAGTGGCGCAGATTTGACGATACCGATTATGTCCGGTTTGCCCTGGATATGGAGGCGCTCGGATTTAAGACGCCATCGATCAATATGATCAAAGATGTGGTCCGTCACATCATGCACGAGAAGTCGTTTGACTCTGCGATCAACTGGCTGGATTCACTCACCTGGGATGGCGTAGATCGATGCTCACGCCTCTTTTCTGTTTATTTTGGTGTTGAGCCGTCTCCATACGAGCAAGCGGTCAGCGAGTACTTTGTGACCGCAATGGCCGGGCGAGTATTGACGCCTGGTGTCCAGGCAGACATGGTCCCGGTTCTGCTTGGCGGCCAGGGTATCGGCAAGACGTCTGGCGTCAAAGCACTCGCCCCCATAAACGACTCATTTGCTGAAATCGACCTGTCTGGCCGCAAAGACTCGGATCTGGCTCGTCAATTGCGCGGCAAGCTGATCGGTGAGCTGGGTGAGCTTCGTGGCCTGAAAACCAAGGACAGCGAGTGGATCAAGGCTTGGATCACCAGGACGCATGAGGAATGGACGCCCAAGTTCGTGGAACATTCCAAGAATATGCCCAGGCGATGCGTGTTCCTCGGGACAACAAACGAGGACGAGTTCCTGATTGATGTGACGGGAAATCGGCGCTGGTTGCCATTGAGGGTGATTTCGTCATGTAAGCCGGCACAGATCAAAAACGACATCGAGCAGATCTGGGCGCAAGCGGCCGCCATGTATCGAAAGAATTCGGTCATGTGGGAAGTGGCCGCCAGGTTGTCCGAATCGTTCCAGGAAGAACACACCCAGCACGACGATTGGGCGATGGACAGCATCGAGGAGGTCTTAAACATGAGTCAGTTTGTCGCTGTTGATGGGTTCAAGCTGAAAGACGTCACAGACAAATTGTTTCCAAATATTGAAGTGAGTAGGGCATCCCAGCATCGGATTTCGGATGCGCTGAAGCGACTAGGGTACACAAGGGTCACAGTAAAGAAAAACGGAAAGTTTACTAAGGCCTACAAAAAAATTGAGGATGAAAATCCGTTTCAGTGATTGAAGCGTACAAAGGGTACATAAGGGTACTCAAAAAAGATCAATGTTTTCAATGCTTTGTACCCTTTGTACCCTTTGTACCCTTATATATCTATTAATTAATAAATAGAAATATAGGTAGTAATAGGTAGATATATATCTAAACGTATTAATAGGAAATAAGGGTACTAAAGGGTACAAGGGTACAAAACAACATTACTAAGGAAAATATAGTGCTAGATCACAACTGCGCCGGACCGATCTACAACTTCCGATCTTGCTTGCGATGCTGCGCGAGATTCGTTATTTCGGCCAGACCGAGTCGGCAGATCCAGGAAGGGAATCTTTTCTATTTGGAAAGGTATTTCAACAGGGATCGGAAAGAAGTTTTAGCAGAGGTGGCCAAGTGCTGATCATCGATCTGCCTTTCCCGAACTCGACCAATACCCACTGGAGGGTCGCTCGCGGCCGCCATTACGTCTCGCCAAAAGGTGTGGCATTCAGACAGGCAGTCGAGGTCAGTGCCAGGCTGCATGGTGAGAAGGCACCTGATGGTCGCCTCGCAGTCGGGGTGATGCTCTACCCACCAGATAAGAGAAAGCGCGACATCGACAACTATGGGGCCAAGAGCCTACTCGATGCGCTGACGTTTGCAGGACTAATCGAGGATGACTCACTCATCGACAGGCTGGTCATTGAGCGTGGGCCGATTGTGAAGGGCGGTAAGTGTAGGGTTTATATATCCGGTTATATAGAGAGAGATAATGAAGAGTTCAATTGATCAACTTTATAGTGACGCCAAGACAGTTCTGATGAGACTACGACCTGGCGAGATATACAGAACAACCCCCAGGGCCACGATGGTTGAGGTGGCCATTGACATCCTGGGTGTGGAGGTTGATGCAGATCCAGAGCGGATCCTATCTCTACTCTGTCAGCTCTATCCCATCCACCAGGCACAGGGCAGGACTAAGCCCAAGCAATTGGTCGAGACTGGTCGTCCGTTTAAGTATGACCGGATGATGAGGATCGCAGCAGATAGGTCCGAGTCACAGCCTACACAGATAGGGCTAGGTAAGTCGATAGCCAAGAGGTTTGATTGAAGCAGAAGGTTGCCCATCCGTTCTATGCGTCAGCTGCATGGAGGTCAGTGCGGCAGCTGGCGCTCAAGCGTGACCGTTGGATGTGCGTACAGTGCAGCGCCAAGGTACACACCAAGGGATCGATGATCGTTGACCACATCATTGAACGCAAGGCGCGACCAGACCTTGCCCTCACTCTTACCAATCTGCGAACGCTGTGTCGAAAGTGTGACGCGATGCGGCATCGCAACAAATATTTAGGGGGCGGTCAGCCAGGGTGGGGGGGGAATCACGAAAATCCGGCAAATCACCTCACACCTGATCACCGACCACCGAAAGAGATATCGAAGCGTGATAAACCTTCTCCTAGGGATTTCTTAGCATCAAACCTATTAGATCAACTTAAAAATCGGAGTGCATAAAATGCCAGCCAATTTGATGAAAACGAGTTCAGGATTATCTGCAATTAAGAGCAAACCGGCCGCAGAATTGGCGAAAGTGCCAAAAATGCCGGATTCTATTGGTTCGGATATGGCCAAGGATTACAAGACGCTTGTCGGCAGTTTGATTGCGGCCGGCACATGGCGTGAAAACCTGATGCCGACCGTTGAGATGTACTTGTCGTCGGTCTCGATGTTGCGCGAAGCACAGAAGGCTCTGAACGCCGAGGGTCACTATTATGTTGGGCCAGATGGGACACCAAAAGCGCATCCAGCAGCATCGGCCATCAGCAAAGCTGTTGCGGCCATGAACTCAGCGACCAGACTGCTGGGGATCAACGTGGGCAGCTCAGATGCGATGGCAAAAACAACTGAGATAAACGTGCCAGAGTCGGCAAAACCTTCATCCAAGTGGTCGGCATGAGTTACGAGGTCAAGCTCAATACGAACGTAAACCAGGACTGGTTTAATGCGGAGACTGCGGCCGACATCTTGCCTGACTTCACGCCGACCGAGGATTCGGAGCTGTTTATTAAGCTGGCCGGCAATTTGATGCTCTCGCAGGGTAAGGAGGCGGGTCGCACGTTGTCTGAAGTGATATTGCCCTGGCAGACGAAATTCCTGCGAGGGTTTTGGAATCACAAAGAATCGTTTTTGATGTTATCCAAAGGGGGCGGGAAATCCGTCCTGGCATCGGCCATCGCAATTGCCTATACGAAATATTCGCACATTCGCGGGATCAACCATCGAGCGATGGTGGCGATTATGGCGAGTTCTGTTCCAACAGCTGGGATCATCTTTGGCCACATCCTGGAGGCCGTGATCGGGGATCCAGAGATCAAGAGTGAGTTCAAGACGAACTTGCAAAGCCGAACGCTGAAACACATTCCAAGCGGGATCGAGATTGTTGTGCTGAGTCCCTCACTTGACCAGGCGGTCGGTCGCCGGCCGTGTTTGATCATTTGGGACGAGGGACATGAGTTGGCCAAGATCCGCGACGCAGACAAGATTTGCTCTCAGCTGCGAATGGGTGCGAGAAACTTCGGACGCGACGCAAGGATCTTGACGATTTCAACAATGTCGATCGATGCACCAGTCGGCGAGTTTAAGAGGTTGCTGTCGCTCGGTCGTGCGGTCCGTGATGGAACACTCGTTGACAGTCAGTTCTTTCCTGCGATATTTGAGTTCCCTGTGGTGGAGCGGCCAGACTTGTCGCCGCTGGATCGAGGGCAGTGGTTCAGGGGTGCGCCATCATTACGCACTGACAAGCAGCCTGGCACGATGGATGCCGAGGAATTGGATGACGAGATCAAGGCGGCCGCCAACACCGAGGACAGGTTGCAGCTGTCACTGATTCTGAGCCAGAGGCTTGGGATCCAGAGCAATTTGCGCCAGGATGAGGCGGAGTCGATCCTGCATGGATACTGGGGGCGAGCGCCTAAGTGTGGGCCAGATGTACCCAGGGATGGGATCACGGCCATCGGAGTGGACGTTGGAGGCGTGGATGATCCGTTCGCCCTGGGCTTTGTCACACGCCGGCCAGATGGGGTCCATGAGATCCGAGTCAAACAGTATTTGACACGCAATGGATACGATCGAGCTGGAGGCAAGAATCAACCAGTTTATGACGAGGCGATCG